ACGACCACAAGCGTTTTGCCTGAACCCGAATCCACAGTTGAAGAAACATCGACTACAACCTATCTGCCCGACCCAAGTCTCGTCTATCCCTAAAGGCCTTGACCAGCAAGGATTAGCGGTAACTGGCCATGCTCGACCACGATTGGAAACTTTGCGCCCAGACTGTGCCGGATCATTTGCGCCGCAAGTTAGGGATTGGGCTAGAGAGTACATGGGTGTTGAGTTAATGGATTGGCAATACACCGCGCTTGACGGCCAGTTGCTTTACGATGACAATTTTGAGTTGGTGAACCGTGTGAGCCTTGTTTCTACGGCGCGGCAGTGCGGTAAGACCACTGCTCTGATGGCGCTGGTTGGTTGGTGGCTTACAGAGATGCCAAAAGTACGTGGCAAGAAACAGACCGTGTTATCTACCGCTCACAGGCTCGATCTTGCGGTGATGTTGTTTGACGAATTGTCACCTATTTTAGAGTCACGCTTTAACGCAACCCTAATGAAATCGTATGGGCGTAACAGAGTAACAATGCCAGACGGCTCAACATGGCTGGTGCGTGCTGCTAACAATTCTGTAGGTCACGGTACAAGCCCATCTTTGGTTGTGGCCGATGAAATGTGGGACATTACACGCGAAGTGATAGACGGCGGTTTACTGCCAGCTCAACGTGCACAAGTTTCGCCGCTTTTGTCTATGTGGTCAACGGCTGGCACAGAGGCATCTACGGCTATGTTGCGTTGGCGCGAGCAAGGTTTACGGGCTATTGACACAGGCCGTAACGCATCGTTTTATTTTGCCGAATGGTCACCGCCACCAGAGTTAAACCCGATGACACCTGAAGCGTGGGCGTATGGCAACCCGGCATTAGGTATCACGTTGACAGCCGAAACCTTGCTGGCAGAGTCTGAGAACCCTGATCGCGCATCGTTCCTACGTGCCAGTTGTAACTTGTGGGTGGCAAGCGATAAGTCATGGATACAGCCGGGCCAATGGCCTGCTCTGTACTATGACGGCGATCTGCCAGACGGCGGCACCGTAGCCATAGAAACAAGCCTTGATGACACACGCTATTTTGCTGTGCGATGTGTGGCTTTACCTGATCGGCGCACAGTGGCAACAGTCGAGTTTATAGCGGACACATTCAGCGAAATGTTAAGCCACGTAGAACGCTTGTGCGCTAACCCTGCTATTAAGTTTGCTATCACACCTACTGTAGATAATCATTGGCCATTGTCTTTAGAGCGCCGTCGAATAGTAGTGGGCTACGGCGAAATACTGAAGTTTACGCCGTCAGTCAAAAACATGATTAACGAAAAACTGCTGTGGCACACAGGGCAAACCCAACTGTCGGAACACGTCAGTCGAGCGGTAGCGGTACGCAGCCAAAACAGCATTGCGCTATCTAGCCAACGATCACCGGGCCCAATCGAGTTGGCTAGGTGCATGGTGTGGGCGGCCGCATTAACCAGCCGGCCTACATCATCTGGCAAACCAATGTTTGTTGTGTCAAACGGCTAACATCATCTTGGCATCGGCTCGATGGCTTGCTTATCGTCGGGATACCGCATCGCATACCGGGCCGATGCCACCACAAACCAAACAAACTGTGACACACTGTAAACATGGCATTATTTAACAAAGTAACTAAGGCCGCTATATCGCCGCCAGTAGGTAAAGCTGCCGCCGCTGGCACAGGTTACACGGGTGCGTACGCATCGTCTAATAACGGTGGCTCTGCAATGGTTGGCGTTTACTACAACTATGTTGAGGGCGAAGCTCGTAACGCGGCGATGTCTGTGCCGACAGTTAGTCGAGCACGCGACCTCATTGCCTCAGTTATCGGTTGTATGCCTTTACAGATGTATAGCGAAATGTGGAACGGTAACGAAATGGAAAAAGTGCCAATGGCACCGCGCACTTGGCTACGCCGAATTGACCCAACAATTACAAACAACTTTATTTTGTCGTGGACATTTGACGATCTGTTTTTCTATGGTCGCGCATTTTGGTACATCACGTCACGCACAGCGGACGGTTTCCCAGCGTCATTTACTCGACTACCTGCCGCAATGGTGCAAACATTAGATCAAGCTGGCCCGGTTTGGTTTGCGCCATCTAAACAAGTCATTTTTAGTGGCGGCGAAATAAACCCAAATGACCTCATCCAATTTTTGTCACCTATTCAGGGCATCACGTCACAAAGCACACAAGCTGTAGCAACCGCACTAAAATTAGAGGCCGCACGATTTAGAAACGCATCAAGCGCGATCCCAGCCGGCATCCTTAAACAAACTGGCGGCGAGCCACTAAACGCACAAGAATTAGCAGACCTAGCATCAGCATTTAACGCAGCGCGCATGACCAACCAAACGGCTGCCTTAAACGAGTATTTGACATATACAGAAACGGCCACAAGCCCAGACAAAATGCCTTTAATTGACTCGGCAGAGTTTCAGGCAATGGAAATGGCTCGCTTGTGTAACGTGCCACCGTATTTAGTGGGCGTATCTGTAGGCAGTTATTCGTACCAGTCGAGCAGTGAAAGTCGCGCCGATCTGTGGACATTTGGCGCACGCGCCTACGCAGATTGCATTGCATCCACACTAAGTCAAAACAATGTGTTACCAAACGGCACATATGTTGAGTTTGATGTAGAGGGCTATCTCATGGGTGACTACAGCGAAAATAACGAGATGGCACAACCAAACGTGCTAGATGATGTACAGTCGCCATCATGATTAAACTTATTGCATCACAAGTCACGATTGACGCAGCCGCCGGCGAAACAGGCCGCCGCGAAATAACAGGTATCGCCGTACCGTACGGCGTGACCGCCACCGTTGCTGATGGCACAAAAGTCATTTTTGAGGCTGGCAGCTTGCCAGTTGAGGGCAAAGCGCCACGCCTCTACATGAACCATGACGCAACTAACGCCATTGGCATTGTCACCGAGCGTGTGGACACGCCAGAGGGCATGATGTTTACAGCCAAGATCAGCAAAACACAGGCTGGCGATGAGGCTTTAATCCTTGCTATGGATGGTGTTTTAGACAGTGTTTCGGTAGGCGTAAACCCGATCAAGTACACCACCGCTAAAGACGGCACAGTGACCGTAACCGCCGCCGATTGGATTGAGTTAAGCCTTGTGCCGGTGCCAGCATTTGCAGGTGCGATCATTACCGACATTGCGGCGAGTATCCCACAAGATGAGCCAGAAATAAGTATTATAGAAACAGAACCTACACAGGAGACAGAACCCATGAGTGAAGCAACCATCCCAGCAGTCGAGGCAACTATCTTAACTGCACCAATTTTTGCACAAGCAAAACGCAAGTTTGCTATGCCAACAGCAAGCGAATACTTGGCCGCGATTAACGCAGGCGGTGACACGTTCCACAATGTGAACGCTGCATACAAAGAAGCGGTGCGCGAACAACAAACCGCTTTACAAGCTGCCGCTGGCGATGTGCTTACAACCGATACACCGGGCCTTTTGCCAGTGCCAGTACTTGGGCCAGTGTTCCAAGACCTTAATTTTGTGCGACCAGTTGTTACATCGTTTGGTGCTCGATCAATGCCAAACACACCTAGCAAAACTTTTACTCGACCAACAATTACCACGCACACAAGCGCTGCAACACAAACCGAAGGCGCTGCAGTGAGCGCAACCACAATGGTTATTGCGGCAAACACTGTCACTAAGTCAACTGTTGCAGGTCAAGTCACGTTGACAATGCAAGACATGGATTTCACTGACCCAGCGTCAATGAACATCATCCTTAATGACTTGGCTGGCGAATACTTGATTAAAACTGATGACATTGCCGCCGATGCACTTGTAGCAGGTAAAACAGCATCAGGCTCGACATGGACAGTGACAGCCGGCGACCCAACATCGCTCATTAACTCTTTGTATGACGCAGCACGCGAAATTACAGAGGACAGCAACTATTTCCCAACTCACTTGTGCGTATCGCCAGATGTATGGGAAAAGTTGGGTTCACAGTTAGATTCAAGCAAGCGACCAGTTTTGGGCTACACCACAAACGGCGTACTTGGCCAAAACTCGCTAGGTCGAGTTGGCGGCATGGGCTACACCGACATGGATGTCATGGGACTCAAGCTGGTTGTCGATAACAACTTTGCCACAGGCACAATGCTTGTGTGTTACGCACCGGGCTTTGAGATTTACGAAGCACAGCAAGGTGTTTTGTCAATCGCTAACCCATCCACATTGAGCCGCACGTTCTCTTACTACGGTTACTTCTCAACATTTGTTGCCAAGTCATCGTTCATTCAGGGCATCGTAATCGCTTAGTCTGTAGCGGACTTAGACCGCTATGGCCACATACAACACCGCTACAAAACAACTCATCAGTAACTATGCGTGCATCAGCACGCTAGAACCCACTGACATTGTTGTAGGTCAATTAATTACAGTTGGCTCTATTGGCGCACCGTTTAACGGCACTTTTACTGTGCTGGCGTTGCCACAATACGAGTACACAGGTATTGACAACACCACTGGCGAGTTTCTTTACAACGAGGATGTGGCTCGACCTAACCAAATTATTTATGCGGCTACAGGCTCAAACGTTGAGTACGTAGCGTTTTATGCCGGCACAGTCACCTACACGCAGTCATGCTCTTGGGTGAGTGTTGCCGACCTAGTGACCTATTTAGGTGTAACCATTACTAATCCCTCCGATGATTACACGCTGGCGACACAAGCTCGCAACGCAGGCAATGATTTTTGTTATCGCCGCCGCCAAGAGTCAGGTTATTTTGACAGCCTTACCACGTCACCGGGCAACGATGTCACGTTAGGAACACTGATGTATGCCGCCGCTTTGTGGCGTAGTCGAGGCTCAATCGAGACCGCTTACGCAGCGTTTGACACAATGGGCACACCAACCCAACAATCGTTTACACCTATCGTTAAACAGTTATTGGGTGTGCCTAGACCAGCAGCTGCATAATGGCTTACACAGATTTACTGAACGAAGCCACAGACGATCTAGCGGCCACACTCACAGCGGTAAGCGGCTTGCGTGTCGTTACTGACCCAACAAAACTTGTGCCTAATTGTGTGTTTATACAAGCGCCAAGTTTTACTACCTATGCTGGCAACGGCAACATAGTAACTATGGATTTCCCACTAAAAGTGGTTGGCTCAGGCCCTGCCGGGCTACCAGTGTTACAACAGATTTTAAGCATTGTGGCATTGGTGCTGGCCTCAACTGTCATTGTGTTAGATGGCAGACCCGGCACACTCGACATTGGCGGCGCATCGTTTCCGTGTTATGACCTAACAGTAAAAATGCAGGCACAGACAGCATGATCTATACCATTGCATCCACCAAACTTGGCATCATTGGTGACCCGTACGTGCCGGCAGAGGGCATTAACGTTGAGGCGCTACTGTCTGGCGGTTTTATTGTTGAGCAATCCACACCTAAACCTAAGAAACATGCTAAAAATAGTACAGAACCTATCGAGGAGATTTAACCCACATGGCTACCAGCACCTACCTATCTAACCCAGTAGTCACCGTTAATAGCGTTGACTTGACTGACCAGACCAGCGCGTCAACCCTTACACGCGTAATTGAAGCGTTAGAAAGCACATCGTTTGGCAAAACTGCTCGCGTGTATGTTGGCGGTCTAGAAAACAGCACCTTGACATTGACGATGTATAACAGTTTTGCCGCTACAGAAACCTACGCGACATTGGCCGCACTTGTAGGCACGTCAACCACTGTCACGATCAAACCAACTAGCGCTGCAACCAGCGCCACAAACCCAATTAGCACGCTTACAGGCTGCTACCTAGAAACCCTGCCAATCGTTAACGCTGCTCTAGGCGCGCTAGACACAATCGACATAACGTTTACTGGCGGCGTGTACTCTGTAGCAACGTCTTAAAAACAGCCGGCAACGGCCCGACACGAAAGCAGGCACATGAAAGTTAAACTCGAATTAGACCTACAAGACGGGCGCGGCACACGCACCATGACTACCAATATGTTTGTGGTATGTGAATGGGAGAAGTTAGAAAACCGTAAAGTGTCTGACGGCAAAGGCATTGGCTACAGCGACATTGCTTGCTGGGCTTATCATCTTTGCAAACTGGCTGGCGACACTGTGCCGGATACGTGGCGCGAATGGGTGAAACAGCATCCGAACATGGATCTAACATCAGTTGACGAGACAAACCCAAACCCTACAGCGTTGGCACTTACCGAAGACAATTAGCAGAAATGCTGGTAGCAGTAGGATGGTGGCCAACGCACATCGAATTTGACACACGCGACCTAGTGACGGTGATTAGTGTTATAGAAAGAAACAACCAGAACAGGTAACGCCTATGTCAGTAAGCACAACAATCAAGGTGTCAGGTGCTAAAGAAACTATTAACGCCCTAAAAAAAATTGACCCACAACTAGCAAAAGATTTTAGGGCACAAGCAAACGAAATAGCAGCGCCAGCAATCCAAGCCGCTAAAGCCGTATACACAGACGTTCCGCTATCCGGTATGCAATACAACTGGTCAAGCAAAGGCCGTAAGTTGTTTCCGTTTACGGTAAGCAAAGCCAAAAACGGTGTCAAACTACGCATAGACACACGGCGCAACGCTGTAGGTGTAATTCTTATTGAGCAAAAAGACCCGGCTACAGCAATCTTTGAGACAGCCGGCAGGGCTAATGCCAATCGTTTAGGCGACTCGTTAGGTTTTGTGGGCGCTGGCCGCACTCGACTTATAGGACCAGCGGTTTATAAAGCGCGTAAAGCCGTTGAGGAACCAATGAAAAAAATGATTTTAGATACAGCACGCGAAGTTAGGCAGGCAATGTAATGCTCTCTATACCAATCATTGCAGAGTATGACGGCAAGGGCATTGACAAAGCCATTAAAGATTTTAAGCAATTAGAAACAGCCGGCGAAAAAGCACAGTTTTTAATAAAGAAAGCGGCAGTGCCAGCTGCAGCGGCTTTGGCTGGCGTGACGGCGGCGCTAGGTAGTGCAGTTGCAGCCGCCGCAGAGGATGAAGCACAAGCCGCGCAACTGGCATTGACATTAGGCAACGTCACTGGTGCAACTGATAAACAGGTCAAGGCCACTGAGGACATGATTAGCGCTATGTCGAGGGCTACCGGCACAGCCGACAGCGAACTACGCCCAGCATTGGCAACGCTTGTGACTGGCACAAAAGATATTGCTACGGCAACCGAAGCATTATCACTGGCACAAGATATTGCTATTGGCTCTAACAAGTCATTAAGTGAGGTGAGTGACGCATTATCTAAGGCTTTTGGTGGAAATATGAAAGGCTTGCAAGCCTTATCACCAGAGATTAAAGCCATGATTAAAGACGGCGCGACACTCGATGAGGTAATGAATGTGCTCGGCGGCACGTTTGGTGGTGCAGCCGCAACCGCAGCCAACACCGCAGCAGGCAAGTTTAAGATACTAAAAAACTCGTTAGACGAAACCAAAGAGTCAATCGGCGCGGCTTTATTGCCAGTGGTTGAGAAAGTGTTGCCAGTGTTACAGAAGTTTGCTGATTGGGCACAAAACAACCCTCAGGCATTTTTGGCTATTGCCGGCGCAATCACAGCCATATCTGTAGCGATCTTGGCAGTTAACTTTGCAATGGCACTTAACCCATTTACAGCAATCGCGGCAGGCATCGCCGCGCTAGTTGTCGGCATTGTGTACGCATACAACAAGTTTGAGACATTTAGAAACATTGTAAACAGTGTGCTTAACGGCTTGATTACAGGTTTTGAGACTTTCGCAAACGCATACATAACAGCCATTAACTTAATTATTCGAGGTATGAACCTCATTAACCCGTTTAGCGACATCCCGTCTTTGCCAACAATTAGCCTGCCTAGCATCGGCGGTGGCGGTGGTGGCGGCGATTTTGCGGCCTCAACAGACCGTATGGCTAACGCAACAATACCTACGCCAGCAATGCCAGCACCGGCAGCGCCGTTGGCATTAGCACCATCTACGAGCGGTGGTGGTGGTGTTAGTCGCAGTCAAGGGCCCGGCTATGCAAAAAATACAATTAGTCGCAACGGACAAGGCGGTGTAGACGTGCAAGGCGGTTTTGCAATAAACATTTACGGCGGCATCTCTACCAGCGCCGAAATAGGCAAGTCTGTAGTTGATGCCATTAAACAATACAAAGCGGTGTACGGCCCTGTTAATTTTGAGACAATTTAATTATGCCGGGCTCAACTGTCATCACTGGCGGCACCTACCTTTTAGAGTTGTCTAGCGGTTATGACGCATCAGCCTTTTACCTTGACGACTCTGTTTTAGACGGCCCAGATGTGTTGGATGGTGACGGCGAGGATTACAACGACATTACAAACGTGGTACAAAACATTACGATCAGTCGAGGCCGCCATAAACCGTTAGACGTGTTCGGGCCCGGCACAATGGCTGTGTCTATAAGTGTCCCAGTAGGCAATCGTGACTATGACCCGTTAAACACATCAAGCACCTATTACAATCAGTTGACGGAACAGCCCGGTTTAGCGCCATTGAGGCCGATCAGATTAAGCCGCAACGGCGAGTACCTTTTTACGGGCGTAGTGACCACGTTTAACCAGACGTACAACATGGCTGGTATGACCATTTACAGCATTTTTGCAGCCGACAATACTTATGTGCTCTCGCAAGGCTTTTTACCTGAAACAGCAACTACCAGCCAAACCTCATCAGCGCGCATTACAAGCGTTTTAAGCGCCGCAGCCTACACAGGTGCTACAAGCCTCACAGCCTCGCCTACAGCCACGCTAGGCGCTTACACCATCCCTAGCGGCACAAACGTAAATGCCTACATAAACCGCATCCAACAAGCTGAACAGGGCCGTATTTTCTGTAGTCGAGCAAACGTGCTTACAGCCCAAGCACGCATCGGTACAACGCTGGCAGCGCCAACAGCCACGTTTAACGACACCGGCACAGCCACACCCTATGACACCGTGTTAGTAGAGTTTGACCAACAGACCGTTATTAACAATGCCAATGTCACTATTGAGTCTGGCGGCACTTTACAAAACGCTAGTAACTCATCGTCTATTAGCCAGTATTTTACGCAAACAGAAGCAATTACTGACAGCCTGTTAAGCACCAACGCACAGGCCGCCACGCTCGCCAGTTACTTGCTATATCCAATACCTAAACCACGTTTCACCAGTGTCTCAACCACATTTGCCAGTTTGACCGATGCCCAAAAAACGGCGTTAGCACCAATAGAAATAGGGCAAACCGTCAGCATTACTAAAACGTTTACAACTGGCACACCGTTAAGCATCAATCAAGACCTATCAGTCGAGGGCATTGACCACGTTATTGACATGAACACCGGCCACAGGATGACCCTATGGACATCAGCAACTATTGTGCTTAACCAGTTTATTTTAGATGATATAACGTTTGGTGTGCTCACAACAGACAACGCTTTAGGCTAAAGTGTAATTATGCCATTAACTACGTATACATCCGGCGAGGTTTTGACTGCCGCTTCGTTAAATAGCAACTTTACTTATGCGGCCGCTAACCCTGCAGTTAAGTTTGGTCAAATAGTGCAAACAGTTAAAAGCGACACTTACACGCAAACCGCCACATCGTTTACCGACATCACAGGGTTTTCTGTGTCAATTACACCAACACTGGCAACCAGTCAAGTTTTAGTGCTGGTTGATGCCAACTTAGGTCAAGGCGATAACAACACCACCGTTAGACTTTTGCGCGGCTCTACAGTAATTTTTGCTGGTACGGCATCTGGTTCAAGGCCGCTAGGTTTTGGTGCAGCAGCAGACAACATCGGCACAAACTTTTTTAACGTAAACGCAATTTTCCTAGACAGTCCAGCAACAACATCAGCAACAACTTACAAAGTGCAAATGCTGGTAAACGCTGTATCAGGTTTTCTAAACAGAAATAACAGAAACACTGACGGCACAGACCCAATTCTTGCATCATCAATAACAGTAATCGAGATACTTGCATGATTGACTACACAAAAGTTTTACTTGCCAACTATCCCGGCACACAATGGACACTTGACGGTGATAATTATTCTGGTCTAACTTGGTTGGACAGCACACCGAAACCAACACAAGCCGAATTAGACGCAGCATGGCCTACAGTCGCATATAACGATGCTTACTTTCAAGTAGAAACAACACGCCGCACACAATACGAAGCCCAAGCAGACGGCTTATTTTTTGAGTGGCAACGTGGCACGAACACCAAAGAAGCATGGGAAGCCGCAGTGCAAGCGGTTAAAGATGCAAACCCATATCCGCCAAACCCTGTTAGTTAGTTTTGTGCTTGCACTTGCCCTGACCGCTTGCGAAACCACACGCACAAACTCAGGTGTCAAAGTACGCAACAGCACACTTACTCGATGCGCAACTATTGCGCAATGCGAAAGGGTGAGTAATGGCTAAGGAAAAATCAGAAATAGATTATTTACACGCACGCATGATTGTTTTCGTTGGCTGCACTATTGCTATAACATTTGCAATAACAGTCATAGGTTTTGTGTACGGTCTATTGTTTGTCACGCAGCCTTTAGAACAATCACCTAATGACGCACAATTTATAGACCTACTATCAACGCTCACGGTATTTATGACCGGCACATTGTCTGGCCTAGTTGCCGCTAACGGCCTTAAACGAAAGCCTGCAGATGGCAGTATTACCAGCCAACCCTAAGATCGTTGGCTCAAAGCCATATCACGGCAACAGTGACGGTGCAGCCGCTGGCCCACGTGCCGGCATGGATGAATGGATTACACAAGCAATTAAATACGCCAACGGCGGCCTATGGAACAATGGCAGTTACGGCATACGCAATATGCGCGGTTCAGAAAACTTAAGTGTTCATGCCACAGGTCGAGCAGTTGACTTGTCGTATCGCCCATCAGCACAACATCAAAAAGCCAAACGCGCAACCGCACTTACGTTTCTTAACATTGTTATTGCTAACGCCAACGAATTAGGTGTTGAGTGTGTGCTTGATTACTTTCCTAAAGCGTTTGGGCGTGGCTGGCGCTGTGATCGTCAAGCGTGGAAGTCATACAGCAAACCCGAAATACACGGCGCGCCCGGCGGCGACTGGCTACATTTTGAGATAACGCCGGCTATGGCAGACTCGCCAACCCTTGTAAAACAAGCGTTTAATCAGGTATTCACCACATTGCCACAGTGACCGTCTAAGGTCAAAGTACCGGCGATAGGAGATGCAATGGCAGACGCAAAAACATACGTTTACGAGGTTTACACCACGCACCTAGACAGTGCACAAATGGTGTTAGTGCAAATATTTCGTGACCCTACAGACGGTCGAGTGCTACACGCACAAATAGCGTTTAAGGATGCACTCGGCGACTCATGGCAAACGCCCTACCAACTGGAGAAAAAATGACGTTTTTAAGCATCAAAATAGGCGCATGGCTCATTAGTGGCTTAGCGTGTTTAACCCTGCTCTGGGATGCTAGTAAGCCGCCTGAGAGGAAACTACAGCCGGGTGAGCAGATAACTACAACCCTGATAAGCATTGTGCCCGAAACACTGCCGGCACCTACTACAACAGTGCCTAAAGGCTGTGCACAATATGTGGCTGATGCGCTCACACTTGGCTGGCCTGCCAGCGAAGCGCCAACTATTGCCCGTGTCATGTTCAGAGAGTCACGATGCACACCAACAGCCTTTAACAAACTAGACAGCAATGGCGGTAGTCGAGGCTTAATGCAAATAAACGGCGTACATAAAGAGTGGCTCATCGAGCAAGGTTTTATTACCACACTTGATGACCTGTATCAGCCCAATGTGAACCTTGCAGCTGCGTTACACCTCTGGCGTATAGTTGGCTGGTCAGCGTGGGCTTTACCTAATGACTGACATACCATATCCCGAACCCGGCATCAGCCAAGAAACGAGAGAAGCAATGTATCCCGACAGTTACAGCGACAAATTAGGCAAAGTGTTTAACGGCTTAATAGATGACATCGTGCGACCAAACCACATAGCGCGGCCTATTGATCGTTTAGAAAACCACAGCATTTTAATTGACGAATTAGAGTTGCTACACGAGGCGCACATGACCATTGGCGGTCAACAAAACCGATTTAACGCATCTGTAATTCGAGCGGCCATAAATGTTATACGCGCCTTGTAAAGCATGCGGTTTAACAATGCACGGCACAAGATACCGGCACAACCCAGAAAAAGTAATGTGGTTACATCCTGACCTGAAAGCCTGTGCTAAAGTCAAACCAATAAACCCGACCAGAAAGAACCCGACATGACATTTACCGTAGGACTCAATTACGATTATCTTTGTGCGCGCAACCGGATGATCGAACAAAAAATGCAAGAAGTAAAAACGTTGCGCCAGCCACACAGGTTTGATGCTCAAACAAACGCAATTAGCGTTTTGCAAGGTTTCACAGTCGAGGCGGCATGGGCACAATACAACAATGCGCCATACGTGTTTAGGCCGTATGAACCTTTGGGTGATGATGTGTTGGGCTATCAGTTGCGAAGCACCAAACATGATGACGGGCATTTAATAACGTATGAGCGTGACGCTAACGCGATTTACATTTTGGGCATTTGTAACGACATTTGCACTACCGTAAAATTCGTGGGCTGGTCAACTAAAAACGTGCAAACATACCGTCACATTGGCAAACACACTTAAACGGATA